AATTAGAACGCATTGCCGAATTTGAAAGCCAGGTGTTCAACAATATGAAAAGTAAGGGTCATTATAATATGTTTGAAACCCTTATGGAACAGAAAGAACGTGAGCGAGCACTGCGTGATACATATCCAGCAGTTCGTAAAGCGTACGAACAATATAGTCTAATGTTAAAATTAGCACAATCAGGAGAAATATAAATGTTAATCGAAAAACCAATGTCCGAAGGGGACGTAGTCAGTATTAAGTTAATCAACGGTGATGAACTAATTGCACGTTTAGAAAAGGATGATCATCAAGGTTATACTATCAATAGACCGCTAGCACTCACAATGAGCGGTGGTGGCCTGGGTATGATTCCTTGGGTATTCCTTGGTGCTAAAGAAACAATGACTCTAAAAAGGGAACATGTGTTTATTGTGATGACCGCTAAGAAAGAAGCAGCAGATCAGTATATGCAAGGAACTACCGGTATTGCATTGGTGTAAATAATAGTTTAGGATATTATTATGCCATATGTACCAGGTGCAGGAGTCCACGGAGTAGTACACGTTGCTGACGTGTATCGTAGCCCTAATGTTTTTACAAATAATGTTGCAACAGCGTTATGGCTAGAAGCTGGGACCAGTGCAGGATTCGTTGGTATTACTATCAATGCACCTCCGGCATTAGATCCAGCAGAAGCTGCTGCGGCGGTTGATCTTACCACTGCCTATACCAGCAACCCTGACAGCTTCTATAATGCAGAAGCAGCAAATTCCGGAGTAAAGGGCAACTATCCAGGTACTCCAGAAGATACTACTACTTCTACTGGAGTTACAGATGTTGCTACTGCTTCGGGCATTGTGCCTTTCTTAGCTGCAACTTTAGAAGAAGCAGGTCGAGGTATGTGGCGTGAGTCGGGGCAAAGTGGTGGCACCAGCAACAAAAACATTCTTAAAGTTTGGCAAGCACTGGGCTTTACTGGAAGTCCCTGGAACACTGATCAAACAGCATGGTGTATGGGATTTGTTAACTTTGCATTAAAGTGCTCAGGCAAGAAGTATGTTCAAACAGCCAGTGCTAAAGCAATTAAACAAAATCCCGAACGGTGGGGTGCAGTACAGGTTACGCCAGCAACTGCACAACCGGGAGATATTGTGCTTTGGAAATTCAGTCATGTTAATTTTATCTACACCCTGAACAACGGCAAAGCAACCTTTGTGGGAGGTAATCAAACTCCTTCATCTGGTAAGAACAATAATCCTAGTGACGGCGACGTTACTATTAGTTGGCCAGCAGGAACTCCATTAACTAATTCATCAATTGACAGTATCTGGCGAGTAGCCTAATGAAACAAAAATTTATCGATATGTACATGGACTGGGCAGATCGTACTGCTCAACTTAGTCACGCTAAGAGATTGCAAGTAGGTGCAGTCATTGTAAAAGATGACTCAGTTATCAGCTACGGCTACAATGGTATGCCCGCAGGTTGGGACAATGACTGCGAAAACCGTGTATGGGACAAGGGTGCAGGCGGTTGGCTAAGTCCAGAAGAGTTTGAAGAACAGTATCCTTATGAAGGATGGCACGAGGGTGCTCAACGCAATGTACGTTACGGACTAAAAACTAAACCAGAGGTACTACATGCTGAATCCAATGCAGTTGCGAAGTTGGCCAAGTCAAGCCAAAGCGGCAGTGATGCTAGTATTTTTATCACTCATGCTCCTTGTTTGGATTGTGCCAAACTTATATACCAAGGCGGCATATCTAGCGTATACTATCGCAATAGTTATAGGGACATGGCCGGAGTCGAGTTCCTAGAAAAATCCGGCGTCGACGTAAAGAAAATATAAATGAAGAAAATTTTAGTAGTCGGCGTCGGCACGGCTGGTATTATAACTCTAGGTCAGATGGCTTCCTCCCTAGATGACAATTGGGAAATACATTCTGTGTATGATCCTAATATCCCAATTTTAGGGGTAGGAGAAGCAACTAGCACTAATGCACCGTTAGCATTCTTTAAAGGCCTAGGATTTAACATGGCCTATGACGCAGAGAGATTAAGTGCAACATTCAAGTACGGTGTTCGGTATACCAACTGGAGAGAGCACACTTTTGATAGCTTAATCTTACCGCCAAACTATGCTATACATTTTGATAATACAAAATTGAAAGAAGTTGGGTTCGAACGATTAAAAGAACGTTACCCAAATAAATTTAAATCGTTTGAAGGTACAGTTGAGTACATGAAGAACATAGACAACGGTGTTGAAGTTAAGATCAACAATAGTATTCATGTGTATGATTATGTAGTTGATTGTGGAGGGTTTCCTAAAGACTACACAGGCTACACTATGGTAGACCTTCCTATTAATCATGCATTAGTTGCAGCAGTACATAAAGAAGGTGACTGGAACTATACACATCATTGGGCACATCGGAATGGCTGGATGTTTGGCATTCCTTTACAACATCGTCAGGGGTGGGGATATCTTTATAATGATACTATTACTTCTAAGGAAGATGCACTAGCGGACATGGCCAGTATTATTAAAGTTCCAAAAGAAGATATAAAGTTTAGAGAATATACTTTTAAACCATATCATGCATCTGAAAACTTAATAGATGGTCGAATTCTTAAAAACGGCAACAGATATATGTTCTTTGAGCCAATGGAAGCACTGTCTATGGAATATTATGTGAGATTAAATGCGGAGTATATTAAACTCATCAATGGGGAAACTAGCAGGCAGAAAATCATTAACAATACTCTTTTCGAAGTTAACGGATTGATTGCATTTTACAGATATATGTATCACGGTGGTTCAATTTATGATACAGACTTTTGGAGAATCACTAAAGAAAATACTCGCAAGCATTTATTAGCTGATAAACAATTTCTAAAGATGTTGGCATTTTATAATGATAATGCACACAGACCTGATGTTTCGACTGCAATGACTATTCAACCGTTCTTTGCTTATACATGGGAACAGTTTGATAAAAATTTAGGTTATAATTATTTCAAACAGGTAAAGAAAGAAATTACTAAACCAAAAGTAAAAATACCCGGGTTACTATTTGGTTGACCATAAATAATATTGCCTGTTAAGCATCTGGACATAGTCCAGCTAGACATGTTAGGCGAGGACTTCTTGACAGCCTCGTCAAAATGCAGTATAATTTAAGTTAAGATTGTATGAAGTAGATTGAAAAGGATTCAAGACGCGGGGGCAGTGCCCGCCAGGTCCACCAAAAGTAGTTTTGAACACAGTTAGATTTGACCCTTCCGAGGATGCTAGAGGCTAATTCGAATATGCCCTTTACTAATATCTAGATTGTCAAACGTAAACTACTTTTGATGGGCCTGACACAGGATCGATTGGGTCAAGAGTAACAAAATGGACAGTCCGGCAATGTAGAAGCCGTTAGGGTTGGGGGAACTCGGCCGAAGAAGCAAAACAAAGTAATCGCAAACGATGAAACTCCTTACGCTCTTGCAGCGTAATAAGGTTTGAGTAACGCCTTATAACCAAACGTTACTTAGAGGGGACTTGTGCCCCTCTTCTTTTCTTTATTAATTTTTCTTGTTTCTAGCATTTTTTTAACAGACTCTGGATTACTCATTGGGTTAATTTTTGGATCACCGAAGCCAGTGCCCTTTATACCCTTGTTCCAAGACGATTTACCCTTTCGACTCTCACTTATTTTTGGATTAAGTTTTCCTCTGCCCTTTTTACCGTTACGCACACCATTACACTTGTGACCACATACAAATTCTTCTTTAACAGGGTAATGACAAAACTCTAATCTAGTAAAAATCCCGTTACATATAACACAGTTGTATGTTCGTTCTTCTTTTGGTTTAGATTTCACTTTCCTATTATATTCTGCTAAGTCGGCTCGCTTTGCACCTGCCATAGAAAACTTAGACATAGACTTTTGATAATGTCTGTTTAGCAATAGTGGGTTTCCCCAGTTCTCTTTTATTAGGTCGTTTTCAAAATTAAACGCAGAGATTTGATCTATAAAATACGCCTTAATTTCGATATCGTAATCTATAAAGTTGTTCTTAACATGCTTAGATGAAGTGAAATAATAGACTCCTAAATCTTGTTCTGCAACTACTTTATTAGCAGAACGCATTCCGATATAAAATTTTCCGCTATTACGGTTTCTTACAATATATACATAGGGTAAAAACATAATATCCTTTTTCTTTTATTTATCAAATTATGATAAAATCTTTGCTTTAGCAGCCTAATATTCTTTTGGCAAAAATATTTCAAATTGTAATCATATTGTAATCATATTGTGTTTAAATATTTGTGTAGGAACTAACACACAAGGAGATCTACAGTGAAAAGATTATTAACAATGTTGCTGGCCAGTGTGGCCATTTCGGCCAGTGCCGCAGACATTACAGGAGCGGGTGCTACATTCCCGTTTCCAATCTATGCCAAATGGGCAGAAGGATACAAGAAAGCCACTGGCACAGGCATGAACTACCAATCCATTGGTTCTTCCGGTGGCATTAGGCAAATCAACGCAAAGACAGTGGACTTTGGTGCTACAGATGCTCCAGTATCAGGAGAGAACTTGGACAAACAAGGTCAGGTACAATTCCCAGCTATCATCGGCGGAACAGTACCGGTAATAAACCTGGATGGATTCAAGCCAGGTGAACTGCGTATCACAGGTCCGGTTATGGCAGAAGTATTCATAGGAACAATCACCAAGTGGAATGATCCTAAGTTAACAGTACTAAACCCAGGCAAGAACTTACCCAACACAGAAATTACTGTAGTACATCGTGCTGATGGATCGGGAACAACATTCAATTGGACAGACTATCTTGCCACAGTAAGTCCTGAATGGTTAAGTAAAGTAGGTCGTGGTGCCGCAGTTAAATGGCCTGCTGCAAATTCAGTAGGTGGCAAAGGCAATGAAGGTGTTGCTGCTAACGTTAACCGTATCAAAGGAAGCATCGGTTATGTAGAGTATGCTTATGTTAAAAAGAACAATATGGTATTCCTGCAACTACAAAACAAGAGTGGCAAGTTTGTTAGTCCAGATGACCTAACATTTGCTGCCGCAGCAGATGGTGCTGATTGGTTCTCAGTACCAGGCATGGGATTGAGTATTGTGGATCAAAAGAATCCTAACGCATGGCCTGTCAGTTCAGCAAGTTTTATCATTATGTACAAGAACCCTGCTAACAAGGCCAACAGCGATGAAGTGTTAAAGTTCTTTGACTGGGCATTTAAGAATGGTAAGAAAGATGCTGTAGACTTAGACTATGTGCCATTACCAGACGCACTAACAAAACAGATCCGCGAACGTGTTTGGACACAAATTAAGTAATACTCGCCGGCTGACGGCGTACAATGTGATAAGTAGTCAGCAGTAAACCCGCTTCGGTGGGTTTTCTTTTGGCAAAACAAAACTCAGATTTAGTTGACATTAGTGCTACTACTGATATATAATAGTAGATGATGAATTAATCATCTATTTTAAAGGAAACTAAAAATGAAGAAAATCGCAATCGCATCTCTAATCGCCCTAGCAGCAGTGTCTGCATCCGCATTAGAAGTTGGTGTAACAACTGCACGTGAGTACACAGGTACAAACACAAACGGCATGGGTATTACACTAGGTCAGAAGTTTGGCAAAGTTGGTGTCACTGCTGGATTTGAGCGTTTCACTAAGGAAGTCAACGACCAAGATCGATTGAGCCTAACTGCTGGCTACGATATCGCAAAATTTGGCCCTGTTACTGTGACTCCAAAAATTGGTGTTGCACATCTCAACAACAGCGGTGCAGTTAACGGTTATGCACTCACCGTAGGTGCTGGTGCAAGTGTTCCGTTGAGCAAGACTGTTGACCTCACAGTTGACGCACGTCGCCAATATGGGCAAGACCGTGTTAACGCATTTGACGGCAACACAGTTACTGCTGGACTAAAAGTTAAGTTCTGATCTTAACTTTGATAACTAAAAGGCTGCTTCGGTAGCCTTTTTTTATGTTATAATATTTTATGATTGGTATAGACATTACAAGAATATCTAGGTTTGAAAAAATGTCAAACCTAGAACAGTTTATCAAACGTTTCAATGTAGACGGTGCTACTGCTCTTGCGGCTGCAAAAACCTGGGCTTGTCTTGAAGCAGTTTATAAAGCAGAAGGTGGTGGAGTTACTAGCGATCAGGTTAGAGTTTTGTTTCCGCAGAATTCTGCACCCAAGATCGTGGATATCAATAATACCTTAAAGTATAACTATACAATAACACTTAGCCACGAAGACGACTTAGTCGTAGCAGTGGCATTTGGAACAAAGGAATAATATGGGTCATGGTGGTAAGGGCGATAGACAACGCCCTACAGATTTAAAAGCATTTAGTACAAACTACGATGCAATTTTTAGGAAGAAAGATATGCAGGTAAGAGTTAAAGAAGATGAAAGTAAAATTGGACAATGCGGTTGCGGCCGTAGCCCAACAGGTAAGTGCATCGGATGGCACGGTCTAACTGAAGACCAATTTAAAGCAGCATTGGAAAAATATGTTGCAGAGGATAAAACAAATGGCTAAAATTCAAGAAACTATTTTTGTAATTAAACTAAGTCAACTAGTTAGAGATCGTGGCGGTGACGGCAATACATTTGCTGACTTACCAGCAACCCTAGAACAGGTTATTCAAGAACTAGTTCCTAGTGACGTTATTGTTGAAGTAGAACAGGCGTAACCCGGAACTGTGCATCTCATTAGTGTTTCTTCAGAAACATTAAAATTGTGTTTATAGTGTGCTATTCTAAACTTTTCTTTAACACTGAGATGCACTATTGCAACTGGATATATTCTGTTAACTAATGAATGTCCTAACAAGTACTTTTCAATAGTAGTAGTTAGGCCGTCAGTGGGATGTACTATTTTATGTAGCAGCCAGTATGTTCTGTTTTCTTTGCCGGAATTAATTTCATGTGAATTAATAAGGCGGCATAAAGGAAGATAAGCAGATATCTTAACACTCATAAAAATATCAAATACATTTAAACTTTCTCCAATTAAAACACCCAATGTTAATAATGCAACTGCACCGGTGTTGCCACTTCCGGGTACAGAATTATCAGTCGGCAGTGTACCTGCTAAAATCAGAAATCCAAACTGACTAGTTTTTGGAAACGAATAGATAGAAAATGAAATTAAAACATTAGTAGATAAATCTTCAACAGCCAAGACACGATATTCTGAATTTTTATCTACTAACATGTCTATTAAGAGACTTTCAAAATCCTCGTCAGATTTAATATTTTTAAGAGAACCTTGTATATGCGATTTAGATCGATAGATAGATAAAATATTTTCGTAGTCCAAAAGACTACATTGAAAAGCTCGAAAGTTATCATATACTAGTTCCATAATAATATTTACTGTTTGGTAAAATCATTGGTTGCTCTATTGGTTATACCGAGTGTATACTATGTCTATAGGAGGTTCATAATGAACGCTGAATACACACTTACACAATTGAAACTTTGGTGCATTAAACAATCTAAAGATGAACAGATTTGGTTTAATAAAGATACTACATATCAATGGACTCGGGGCAAAGATACTGCCACAGGATTGATTAACGGTGTAGTACGAAAGTTAGCAGGTATCGACTCTGCTGGCAAACAAATTTGGGTAGTAGCAGGCTCACTCAAAATTGCACCTAATGGTCAAGTATTGAGATTTACAGGGATTCCTAGTAAAGTCCAAAAGACATTTGAGCCACACGCATCAAACACTGCTAACCCCGTCGACTTTCCACAAACTGTGTTAGCATAATGTCAATGCACTTACACCACCCAAGTCTTAGCCTTAACGGTAAGAAAAAAGGCAAGGTCAAATTTCGAAATGCCGACGAAGCTCGTAAGGCACGTGACCTAGACGAGTCTTGGAAAGAGCTTCAAAAAAAATGGGCTGTAGAAGCTGAGGACAAAAAACGTAAACGGGCACTGTCAGCCGAACCGTTGTCCTACAAGTTGTCGCCACCGCCCGGCCGTGCAACATCAAATCATCTGCCTAGTCTTAATTCTGGAGCAGGGGTTGCTACACTAGTCCCTGCTAAAGTTTATACAGGCGACAAAATTAAAGGCATTGGTACTATGCATAAGAGTAATGCTGTGCCAATTTTTTCAGATGAACAAGCTATTGAAATTTCAAGGATGCGTCGATGATCCCGAAACATATTTTAGATTTAAAAAATATTTCAGATTACACAGATATTTTAAAATATTTTTCTAAAAATAATATAGAAATTTATTTGTACACAATTAAATGGAAAGGCCTTATAATTAAATTTGGTATATCCTATAAAAATGGTGATCGGAGACCTATGGGAGATAGGATTTATACACAGGCCGGGTATTTTCCAGGATGGGATAAAAAATGCCTGTCCAGGGGACCGAAATCAAAACTAGCAACCGAAGAAATTATTAGGGAGCTTGAAGACAAGTACAAAACAGTCGTTCATAAAAATGATATTGTTATAGAGATTGACGACTATACAAATTACAGGTTTATCAATCCAGACAATCCATATGCTGAAATGCAAAATGAGGAAGAGCGATTGAAAAAAAAGTTCTTTAGCCAATATGATAGATACCCCATTGGTAATAAAAAGCAAGAGGGCATCCGATTTGTAACAACACTAGAATCATCGGGATTATTCTATTTTGAGGAAGAATAAATATCACTCATGCAACCAACACTAAATGAAAAATTTCTCGCCTACCTAGCATTACTAAGCGGCATAACTCTTTCAATTGTAGCAGAGTACTACAGTATCCTTGGACTGACTGCAATTTTTTCAGCCGCAGTTATCCCTGTGGTTATAATGGGTATTGCTTTGGGCATAGGTAAAGTCACGGCTACATTATGGCTGAAACAGAATTGGAATATTGCACCCTGGAGTATTCGTGTCTATTTGCTGTCTGCAATTGCGGTGCTAATGTTAATTACCTCAATGGGCATCTTTGGTTTCTTGTCAAAAGCACACAGTGATCAAAGTCTAGTATCAGGTGACGTACAAAGTAAGATTGCTATTTACGATGAAAAAATTAAAACAGCAAAGGACAATATAGATGCGAACCGTAAGGCACTTAAACAGATGGATGAAGCTGTGGACCAGGTTATGGCAAGAAGCAGTTCAGAAACGGGTGCGGATAAAGCAGTTGGGCTACGCCGCTCACAACAAAAAGAACGTGGTCGTCTTCAGTCTGAGATCCAAGCCGAACAGAAAACTATTACATCCCTTAGCGAAGAACGTGCTCCAATCGCGGCCGAAGTACGCAAAGTCGAGGCTGAAGTAGGCCCTATCAAATACATTGCACAATTCGTCTACGGTGAAACAGACGAGACAATTTTAGAAAAAGCAGTTACCTGGGTAATCATTATCCTTATCATAGTGTTTGATCCTCTGGCTGTTATTTTATTATTATCTAGTCAAATTAGTTTTCAAAACTTCCGAGAACGTGAAACTGCACAAGAGTCTGTCTATTTTGGACCAAGTGAATACATTCCAGATCCTGAAGAAGATACATTGTATGCTCCTAACGTAGGAGAGAAACCCACAGCAGAAGAACTCAAGGATGATCTGTTTCCAACGTTTGAAGAAATTACGGAGGGTGACAGCCCAGAGAAGGAACCTGACGTAGTCAGTACAGCCACTGTCACAACATCTATACTAGAACAACATCCTTATCTTAATAATGGCTTTACACACTTTGAAGGCTTAGAGCCTATGGTGTACACACCTGAGCCAGTAGTCGAACAGCCAAAAGAATATGTTGTAGAGGCTGCATTAATTGATGCACTAGAAGGCACAGTTAATCGACTGCAACAAGAAAACGACGACTTAAAAAATCAGTTAGAAGACTTGCGAAAGGCAGACTTTGAAGCTAAACTATCTAATGCACAGAAAACTGAAATACAAAGTTTGTATAGCAAAATACATCAATTAGAAACTAAGCTAACAGGATCTAGTGAATATGTGCAGAACGAAGAACAATCTAAAAGTGGATTGTGGAGAGCTATTAATTCAAAGATCAGTGAAGAAGAATACATAGACAAAATACGTAAGCAAAATGATAACACTGATAACGCCGCCTGATATATTTGAAAATGAGAACGACAGTATTCTCTTTATGAATATATCAGACCAAGAGCAAGAAGATGCAAGCAAATGGTTCTCGGATCACTTGTTAGAGAAACCTATTAATCTATATTACTATCAAGGCGAAACTGATATAGGTTGGTTGTTTCATGCAATTTCAAAATCCAGAGCAGTATACATAAACTGTAACAACGACAGCGATGTTACTAAATGGATAACTAGTTATGTACTCGGAAAACCGCATGTTTTTTATTCGGCTTCCGATGAGAATTTCAAAGCGTTAATGAGTTATATTAACCAACAGCTCGTTAACAACATTACTAAATTTCTAGAGGTTAATTTTGGCAAATAAAGATCACACTCCCAGTTGCAGTTTCTGCGGTAAGAGTAAAGAAGAAGTTGAAAAACTGATTGTCGGTGGAGACAATATTGCAATTTGTAATGAATGTGTTGACTTGTGTCTTGACATTCTCAAAGACGACAAGATTAAAAGATTCCCTACAGATTCTTCTCAACTACTTAATCCAGTTCGAGTTAAAGAATATCTCGACGAATACGTGATCGGGCAAGCCGATGCCAAGATGGCACTGGCTGTAGCAGTATGTCAGCATTTCAAGCGTATTGCTAAAAATGATCGAAACATCGAAATAGACAAGACTAATGTGCTGATGATGGGTCCAACTGGCTGCGGCAAAACAATGCTGGTTAAAAAGCTAGCAGAGTACTTAGATGTGCCATTTGCAATATGTGATGCTACAGGACTTACTGAAGCAGGTTATGTCGGAGACGATGTTGAAAGTGTGCTAGTACGTCTAGTCGGTAACGCCGACGGTGACATTAAGAAAGCAGAACACGGTATTGTTTACATTGATGAAATTGATAAGATTAGCCGTAAAGGTGAAAGTGCTAGTATCACTCGAGATGTATCAGGTGAAGGTGTGCAGCAAGGCCTGCTGAAAATGATCGAAGGCAGCGTGGTTAGACTGCCAGCAGGTGAAAAGCGTAAACATCCACGTGGGGAAATGAATGAAATTGATACACGTAACATTTTGTTCATCTGCGGTGGGGCATTTGTGGGCCTGGACAAAATTGTAGCACGTAGAACTACTACTAGCTCAGTAGGATTTGGTAGTAAGCTAAAAGACAAAGATGAAAAGAAAGATCTTTTCAAAGAAGTTACTACTAAAGACTTGATCAGCTTTGGATTGATTCCAGAATTTGTGGGACGTTTTGGCACAGCTACATCAGTTGACGAGCTAACAACTGAACAATTAGTGCAAATCCTTAAAGAGCCAAAAAACAGTCTGTTGCAACAATATCAGTATATTTTTGAACTAGACGGAGTTGAACTTCAAATCGAAGACAGTGCGTTAGGTGCTATTGCTGAACAGGCAAAGTTAATGGAAACTAATGCACGTGGTCTTAAAAACATTTTGGAAAAAATACTTTTACGTTACCAATTTGAGGCCATGGATCTTGTAGCCCGTGGTTTAACCAAAATTGTGATAAGTAAAGAAACAGTCGAAGGAAAGCCGGCTGTGCTAATTTTTGACAAAAAAGAAAATGAAAAGAAACAATAATAAAGGTCTTAGTGTTGAAGTTAGGGACGACAATGTTAACGTTGCCCTTAGAAAATTCAAAAAGAAAGTAGAAGATTCTGGAAAACTAATTGATGTAGTTAAACGCCAACACTTTGAAAAGCCTACAACTGAAAAGAAACGTAAAAAAGGAGCCGCTCGAGCTCGCTGGCTTAAAAAGCTCAGAGATGAAAGTCTTCCTAAAAAAATGTATTGACACACCGGTCATTATCTGCTATAATATATACATGAGCAAAAAAATTGAAATCAAATTTGCCCCTGGATGTTTTGATAACTTCTCAGGATCCCAAGATGAGCTCGACGAGCTGATGGCTGAAATCCAAAAAATGGCAGACACCGGAGAGCTTTTCGAACAATCACAACCCTTAGACATTGATGAACTAATTGACGAAGATCCAGACTTTGCAGAAGCACTTCTGCGTCAGATTAATGATGTTCCATCAGAACCAAGAAAGTTACAATAAATGCCAAAACACCTAATGGTCGATATGGAGACCATGGCGGTCTCACCTAATGCAGTTGTACTAAGCCTAGGTGCTGTGCATTTTAATCCTTACGGAAACGGATACGGCGATAAACTGTATTTTAAAATCAGTCTAGACGATCAAGATGCACTAGGTCGAGAAATTGATCCTAACACACTTGATTGGTGGGCTAAACAGGATCCGGTTATTATGGAAGAAGCCTTTAGTCCAGACAATCGAATTCCACTAGTTGACGCAATGGACCAGTTCCATAAGTTTGCATGGGGCTGCGATGCATTTTGGAGCCACGGTGCAACATTTGACCTAGTCATTATTGAAAATCTATATCGTTCACTAGGCAAACCGTTACCTTGGAACTTTTGGCAGTTGCGTGATACTCGTACACTGTTTGATCTAGGAGTAGATCCAGACATGCCTAAAGGCAGTAAACATGATGCTCTGCAAGATGCCATCCGTCAAGCAGTGGGTGTGCAAAACTGCTATGCTAAACTAAAAATTCGTCCAAAATGAACTGCAATATTGATCGCCTCCGTGCTCGAGTTTTTCACGGCTTGAAAAGTCTATTAAGTGAAGGTGACACATTACCTCCGCGATTTCTCGAAGTAGCAATTTGCGAAAGCTTCGGATTAGATCACGTGGGCGACGGTAACTTTTATGCAGATGGTGTTAAGGACAAAATTCAAGCCAGTATCAAAACTCGTATGATGAATCCGCACTTGCTGAAGCGAAAGCAAGGACGTGATTTTCAAACAGATCCTACAATGTTTCTTGGGCCCAAGGAAAATAAGAAACAGAAAAAGTTTTGGTCTGGACTAGAGATTGTACAACGTCGACAAGCATTGCCTTTCAAGGATGCTACGGCAGCGGCAGCTAAGATCGGAACATCAACCCTTGAAGCATTTCAGACTAACATTAAAGAAAGTTTTGAAAAGTTTGGAACTGATAAAAGTTATGAGATTGTAGGAGTACACGGTTATTCAGTCGAAGGTGACTACATTGTTAGCCTTTACTGGGATGAATACGCACCTATTGATCCTACCACAGTTAAGTGGACTAAAGAAGGTTACGGAGTAAGTGGGTATGCAAAGGTAGACGGAAAGAATATGGTTGTCTGTGAACGAGTAAACGGCAATGCCAAACGTGAAGCAACCTGCTATAAAGAATACAAAAATTTAACCAAGCTGCCTAACAGTATTCACATTAAAGTTCCTTTGCCATCTCCGTGGACTTTCAACGAGGCAGCTATTCTTAAAGAATTGAATAGTGTCAGCGATTGTTAAAATTCATTGGTCTCGTGAATTTGAAAACGAGAAAATGTGGAACGAAGTATGTATATGGGCAATTGAATACTTTGGTTTGCCCGGAGATCGATTTGAAACCCGGGCAAACGTCAATTATATGGAATTCATTTTTAAGAGCCGTAAAGACGCACTCCTTATGTCCCTTAGATGGAACGCTGAATTACTTGAACCAGCCGACCTTGAGTCCGTTTGATACACGGCGTTGCCATTCTTCAACGCTACCTGGATAACGCCAGGCCCACACAGCACACAACATCATAAACAATCCTGTGCCTGCTACAGCTTTCCAGTTTTGAGTAGTAACCCAGATAATAATTAGGCTAAGGTCCATAGTGATGAACATAGCCCATTTGGCTTTAGTAGGGAACACTCTTTTCTCTCCCCAGTTGCTAAGGAACGGACCAAATAACTTGTGATTCATTATCCAATTATGCATACGTTCACTACCTCTAGCAAAACAAAATGCGGCAATCACGGTTGGTGTTGACCAAGGAATGCCCGGAGTAACAATTCCTATGTAGGCAATGCCCAGGAATATAAATCCCAGTGTTACCCAAAATGCTTTTTTAATTTTATTCATAATATTTCCTTTAGACTTCGTGTTAGATAATCAATGTCTGCTTCTGTGTGGTTAGGTGTTGGGGTAGCACGAAGTCGTTCTGCACCCCAAGGTACTGTTGGATAGTTAATAGGCTGAAGGTATATAGCCCGTTCTTCTAATAGCCAATCGCTGATATGTTTACATTTTCTAGCATCGCGAATCATAATAGGAACAATGTGTGTATCTCCGGGCATCACATCAATACCGTTAGACAATAAATGTTCTTTAGTTTGCTGTGCTACATTAAAAATACGTGTTCTAAGTTCTGGATGATCGGCAACATACTTAACGCTGGCCAATGCACCCGCACACAGTACAGGACTCATAGATGTGCTAAAGATAAATCCTTGTGCATAGCTACGTATCATATCAATTAGATCGCGACCGGCAGCAATATAGCCGCCTTGTACTCCGTATGCTTTGGCTAACGTGCCTTGAAATACATCAACACCTTCTACGCATCTCTGTTCTTCGGCAACTCCTGCACCTCTAGAACCATACAATCCTACCGCATGGACTTCATCTACGTAAACCATTGCACCGTGTAGACGAGCAATATTGCAAACATCGCTGATCAACCCCTTATCGCCATCCATTGAATAAACGCCTTCCATTGCAATGATAGGTTGTGAATCAGCAGACATAGTCTGTAGTATTTCTTTTAAGTGTGTAAGATCATTGTGACGCCAAACGGTAACTGGAGCACCACTGCTTTTCATTCCTACAATCATACTGTTATGATTATTGCTATCACTAATATAGTGTGCTCCTGGTATCATGCGACCCATAACACTTAATGCAGCTTGATTGGCTACATATCCGCTAGTGAACAGCAACGCACTGGTCTTGTCGTGCAGTTTGGCTAACTCCCATTCGAGTGCTACATGATAATGAGTAGTTCCTGAAATGTTTCGTGTACCGCCCGAACCTGCACCTGCTGTATCTAATGCTGTGTGCATTGCATCTAATACTACTTTGTGCTGCCCCATGCCTAGGTAATCGTTTGAGCACCAGTTGGTTATGTGTTTGATGTTGTATTTGCCATAGTATACCGCTTTTGGAAATTCTCCTCGTTCACGAAGGATATCAGTGAATACTCGATAATTTCCTTCAGTCTTGAGTTTTTCCAAACTCTGTCCTATAGCGTCTTGTGTTTTTGGCTTTATCATAATGTTAGTATTTAACCATATAAATATTCGAAAGGTAAGCAATGGCTAAAACAACTGAAATTGAATTTGACGGAAAAGACATAGTGTTGTTAGATGACGATTTAAACTACACTACGCACACAGTAGAATCTGTACTAAGTAACGATCTGTCATTTTGGAAAGGGTGGCACTGTGCAATAGGGCTTCGATCACTCTATATCGATTACGAGGGTAATGTAGTTCGAGGAACTTGCAGAGAAGGCGGAGTAGTCGCTAATGTATACAAGAAATCTATTCCATTAAACATTGCAATCGGCAATAAGTGGACAGTTTGCGGGAAGCAGGTATGTTCTTGCGGTGCAGACATGGCTGTACCCAAGGTAAAAAATCAAGAAAGCATACTGAGATTTTTTGATTCTAATAAAATTAGAGAATTTGACCTTAACTACAAATTGCCCAAGATAGACGCCGAAGTTGTGTATTCAACCAACTACAATTATAAAACTATAACATGGGCAATAGGCCGCAGGTGTAACTTTGATTGCTGGTATTGTCCCGAAAGTGATCACAATAACTTTGAAGCACATAAAGATTACGACACGTTAATGGCTGCTTACAATATATTATCAACTCAATGGATTAAAGGTGAGCCTACTAAATTTAGTATGTTAGGCGGAGAACTAACTGTGTACAAAGACTATCTGCCTTTTGTTAAAACCTTAAGAAAAGACGGCCATGGATCTATTACTACAACAAACGGTAGTAGAGATGCTGACTATTATGCAGAGCTAGCACAGGTTAGTGATCTATGTTTTAGTTTACATTTAAATTACTTAAAAACTTTAGGAATTGAAAAGTTTATAAAAAGTATAGATGCAGCCATTCGAAACAAGGCTGAAAATTTTATTCGAATCCGCTTGATGGTAGACCCAGGTAATTTGGAATATGCTAAAGAAGTACACGAAATACTATTAGAAAAGTTTAATGGTCGTTGCCTAATTGCTATCAAACCTGTCCATGACACCCAAGGTAAATTATTTCCATACGAACCAAAAGAGATCATTTGGATACAAAACCCTATTGACAAATAACATTATTGACGCTACACTAGTGTATCACCAGGAGATTAATGATGACAATGCAACGATGGATGGAAATGGTTCAGTTTCGAATCACTGAAGGCAGTGATTACGGTTGGCAGTGTTTTGGTTATAATGCCTACACCCTATCATCATGGGACGGTAACCAATCCGGTACCAGCTTCAATATTACCTTTGACACAAAAGATCAAACAGTGTTTATGATAGAAGCTCACGACTTTGCAAATGATCGTGCATATCGCTGGATTGCACCTACTTATCAATCGCAGTTTATGCAAGAAGTTAAAAACCGTGGCGGTAACGACGAAGCCTGGGAAGATGTTCAATATATAGACCTTGAAGTAGTTGATGACTGGTTTGAAAAAGCCACAGCTATCTTTAATGGTGAAGATTACGATACACGAGTGCAGATGCCAATTGACTTTAGTGATGAAGAATTACTCAAGTACATGAAGGCAGCACACGAAAAAGATATGACTTTTAACCAATTTGTTGAAGAAGCACTCCGACATGCAATTGACGAGTACCATCGCGATCCGGAGGGTATGAAGCAACGAGCACAGGAGTTCAAGCGTGGCGAATGAACTGGCAAAATACCTGAACAGTCGCCGTCGCCACAAAGACGAGTCTGCTATTAAAAAACAAACCAAGATTGCTAAACAGCACAGAGTAAGCGAATACAATCCCGGTGAAGTCAAACAACCACATCGTTTCAATAAACGCCATGCAATGGACTGTGGTAATCCAGAATGTTACATGTGCGGTAATCCACGCAAAACACACAAAGACAAATTAACTACACAAGAAAAGCGTCTATTCCAGGATGTGGAAAAGACTTCCGATCGACACAGCAACGGATTGCCGCCAAATGACAAAGAAGATATACTATGAGAAGAAAGGCCGCAGGTATGTGCCTGTAGCGGAGTACGACAGTACTTACATGGATAGTTTCCCAAAAGGTAATCATTTAATTATGTGTTACCCGGGAGGTTCTAGTCGCAGATTCAATATTGAGCCCAACCATGCGGCTATGATAGCGGCAGCACGAGTAGCTGAAGATGCTATCAGTTCGGCTGTGGTCAAAGCCAGCGAGATGCGTCCTCACAATAAACCTATTACTGAAAAACAACGTAAGGCTTGGGAAGCATTGGCCAAGGCATTTGACAATGATCGTTACTACATTGAGATTCCTAGTGCAAGAGAAATTGCCGAAGCAGGAGTTAAAGCAATGATCGACGAAGCGGACAAATTAATGGAGCACGAAAGTGTACGCAAGGCATACGACCACTTTCAATTGATGTGTCAGTTGGTCAAAGAAAACGAACGTGCATGATCCGTTTAGTATTTTTGTTGTTGTTCTGCGGTGCCGCGTGGAGTAAGCCTGCTACCCAAAGTGTATTGCTCTATAATGATACTACAGGGCATCA